GGAAAAAAGAAAATGTAGGTAATACAGAAATTGGTTCTATTATAAGCAACACTTATGTTCCTTTTTTTCCTAGTGATAAATCTTTTTTAACGGCTGAAGAAAAAGAGCACGAAATACCAATAGAAGAATTGGAATCGCTGTATTATCAATTTGATGGTATGCCTATCGAAACGGAAGAAGTTGAAGAAGTTGATTTTGATTTGAGTGAAGTACTTAATAATGCTAATAATGAACCTGTGGTAACAGATGTTCCTACAACTCCTGTGGTTAAAACTGGTCAAGTATCTCCTGTGGCAAGAGATATTAATACTAGATTAGCTACACTACTAAACCCCAATGATCGAATCATTGCAGAGAGACAAAGGAATATAGGATGAAACTATCAAACAATTTTTCACTAATAGAATTTACTAAATCACAGACAGCCGAAAGGAAAGGTATAGAAAATAATCCTAATGAGATTCACGTTATAGCGTTAGAATCTTTATGCCACAATATATTAGAAAGAGTTAGATCAGCTTTTGGTAAACCAGTTATGATTAACTCTGGTTATCGTAGTCCAGCCTTATGTGAAGCGATTGGATCAAAATCAACATCACAACATTGCAATGGTGAAGCGGCAGATATTGAAATATTTGGTGTAAGTAATTATGATCTTGCTAAGTATATAGAAAATAATTTAAATTTTGATCAATTAATTCTAGAATGTTGGGATGGTATAGAACCAAATTCTGGTTGGGTACATGTATCTTACGTTGACGATGTATCAAATAGAAAAGATGTGTTAACATATACTAGAGCAAATGGATATACAAAGGGGATTGTATAATGAAAGAAGGTCCGTTTAAAACTGCTATAGAAAAAGAAGATGATGATAAAATTATTATGCAACAATTTATTGTACTTAAAATAAAAGACGGAAGAATTGTAAAAGAAACACACATGAGAAGTCACAGTTTCTTTGGTGATTATCACGACAGTTATATGTCAGAACCTTTGGTGGATGTAAGTGAATTAACAAATGAGACGATGCACTAATGGCATACAAAAGAAACTATCAGCGTGAATACGCTATTGAACCTAAATCCCGCAGAAAGGAACGAGCTAATCGAAACTTGGCTCGTAGACAAATGATGCGTAAAGGTAAGGTAAAAAAAGGTGATGGTAAAGATGTACATCACGTTGGTGGTAATGCTTTAAATAAAAAAAGTAAGTTAAAAGTTGTTTCAGCATCAAAGAATAGATCATATGCAAGAACTAAAAAAGCTAGAAAAAAGAATCCTAAATCATAATGGCAACTCTTATTTGCAATTTACCTTCCGTAGACGTATGGGTCAGGCGTGAGTATTTAAGAGACTTGCAAGATGGGCATGGAGAATTTGTAAAAGGTGTCTGGGTTACTGCAAAATCTATTCCTGGTAGAGCATTTTACTTTGAAACTTACCTTCCTGATTATGGTGCTTTGTATGACAAACTACCTATTTCTGCATTCGTATCACGCCCCGATACCCCGACCCCAGATTTGGATCTTTACAATCTTCAGTTTTGGAATTGTATGGATTATGGCGTGGTGTCTATTTGTAAACAATTCATAGGATCAATGGACTTTGAAATACTGACCAGGGATCACGGTCCAATGACGGGTTCTTATATTTGTACGCTTGACAACTATCATCAAGATCCAGACGTAGTTGATTACGCTACAAGTGAAACACCAGCCGAACACAAATCATTTAATTTACTTGAACTAAAGAACGGACAGTTCTGTTTATATCCAAACAACAGAATGAGAGTTTATGATAATTCATTAACACCTCAAGAGCCATTGCAACCAGACTTCAAAGTCAGTACAATAGAGTATCAAGTCGAGAATGGTCAGAGATTCAGACTTGGTGACACAGACGAATACTTTTGGAAAACCAAAGATGAATGATAGAGTTTGCTTTAGTCTATATGATAGGCACGTTAATTATTAATCAAGACCAGACATTTGAAAATGTCAACGACTGCCTGTATTTTGCCAGAAGATTAAACGAACAACCAGAGATTCCATACCCCAATGACGAGAAAAGAAAGATCACAGCCTATTGTAAGCCCGTGCCTAAACGTGTGCAAAATAGAAAATAATATCTGTATTGGGTGTTTTCGAACTTTAGAGCAAATTTCTTCTTGGTCACGGCTATCAGATCAAAAACGCACCGAAATCATGCAATCCCTTGAAAAATAAGGCTCTCAGATGCCTCAGAATCCACGAAACAAAAGGCTTTGGTATGATTCCTAGCTAGAATAGCTTTCCTTTTTCTACATTTAAATTTAATAGCCTAGCATTGATTTATGCTTTTTTGGAAAGAATGTTTTTCACTTTTGCTCGGTTCTCTATTTTTAAAAAAAATATATAACTAATAATAGAAAAGGAGAAATAAATGTTATCAAATTGGTTTTATAAATTCAAAATAGCGAGAACTGTAAGTGCATTAAATAGCTTGGACGATGCAACATTAAAAGACATAGGTATAGACAGATCAAATATTACGTCTCATGCCTATGATGTTTTTAAAAATGAAAAACCAGAAGAAGATCAAATGTCTGAATTAGATATGTTCGTAAAGTCTGGTCTTTAATCAACTTCTCCCCAGTTGTCACACAAGGCAGAGTCAACTTCAAAAGGAACTTTAAGATTTGGTATACAGTTTGACATAATGTCAACAACTCTATCTGCTTCCTTTTGATCTTTGATATTAAAACATAGTTCATCATGCACGGTTAAAGTTGGACATAGTCCTTCTTTGTAGCATTCTACCATAGCTTTTTTTGTTTGATCGGCACTCGAACCTTGGATTAGTTTATTAAGTGCTTTGTAAGTAAAGGCTCTTCTGATCCTACCTTTGTGTCCATATTCTTTTATAGCTTCTGCAAGAGGCATAGCTTTATTGTATCCATATGAATTAGGTTCCCACATATCAAATCTACATTTACGACCTAACCAGGTTCTAATCACACCATGCTCCTTTGCATGACTAGATGTTTTTTCTGCGATACCTTTAACAAAAGGAACTTTTTCATGATATGTATCTAAAAGCTTTGTAGCTTCTTCCTCATCAACACCCATAACATCCGCAAGTTTTTTCTTACCCATACCATACATAATACCAAGATTTACTGTTTTAGCATTCTTACGAGATATCCCCGCCATATCGGCTACCATCTGATGAAAGTCAGCATTTCCTTTATTATACATTTCTATCACTTGATCTATCTGAGGATGTTTATTTTCTCCTGTCAAGCTGCCACAATAATGAGCTAGCCATCTTGGTTCTTGTGATGCATAATCAAATGAACCCCATTTGTGGCCCTCCTCCGGGATAAACAAACCACGAATTAACTTTTTGATCTCAGGATCTCGTGCAGGAATCTGTTGCAAATTGGGGTTACTTGAACTAAAACGTCCTGTAACAGTGCCTCCATCATCAGATCGTAAAGGATTAAAATCACAATGAATTCTACCCTCATGAGAATGATTAAGAATAGTTTCTATAAATGTTGTGTTAGCTTTATTAAGTTCTCTAATTTTAAGAATCTTTGTTGCAATGGGGTGGGTATGATTAGAGAGAAACTGTTTTGTAAACATGGGCGACCCAGACTTCTCTGTTCTAAAATAGTGGATCCCAAGGGAGTCAAACACTTTTGCTATAGATGTGGCGACCCAAGGTTCAATAGAGAGTCCCGTGTCCTTGACTATCTCTTCAAGTAATTCCTTCTCTCTCTTAGCCAACATTTTTTTAACACCTTCAGCCTTGTCTATATCAACACGAACACCCTTTGTTTTCATGTCTAACAGAACAGGTAACAAAGAAGATTCTAAATTAAAAATGGCATTACATTCTTCTTTGTCTAATAAAGGTCTTAAATGATCCCAAAGCTTTAATGTAACCCTAGCATCTTGTTCCGCATAAGCACCAACAAAACGACTAGGTAACTGCCACATACCAGACTTTGGGTCTACACCAAAATATTCAGCTGCTTTGTTCATCATCTTTTCGTTTTTCCACTCACCAAGATATTCTCCTGCAAGTGAATTAAGATTATAATATCTCCTATTCTCATTTAATAAAGGTGCCGCAATCATTGTGTCTATAATCTTGCCTTGAACTTCTATGCCCTCGGATCTTAACCAACCTAAATCGTACATAGAATTATGGAAAACTTTTTCTATGTGAGGTGTTTCCATTTGTTTTTTTAACCAGGAGAAAACTTTTTTCGATGGTAAATTTCCTCCCCCCTCATGTCTAATAGGGTAATAAGCTATGAAATCTCCTGCAGCCACAGCCACACCAATGATGTATCCATCTTTCCTACACCATCCAGGTCCAAGTTTCATTAAATTAGGATCTCTTGTCTCTAAGTCAACAGCTATTCTGTCGTGTTTAGTTAAATCTGGAAAAGACGATGGAGGTGACCAATCAGTTTCTAAACCCATGGAAGCTACTTCTTTTATGTCTTCGTTTGTTAAGTCTGGCATTTCTTCTGGTCCTTTCGCTTTAAACCAATCGCCCCCCATGTCGGCTAAATTATATTGATGTTTCTTTTTCATGATTTATAATCTCTCCACCAAGTGCTGCGTACCCAATGATATCCGTCCAAGAATCATCGTGTTCCATTGTTTCAGCTAACCTAGCTAACTTTACTCCTATCATACAAGCAACTACTTCTTCTGCTGTTATTTCTCTAGCTAAAATAACAGACCAAATCTTTGCTATTCTTTCATGATTAAACTTTGCTGGCCCATACTCCTTGGCTCTCGGACCATTGATTAGTTTTTCTGCTTCTTCTAAAAAATATTTTCTATCTTTTTTCATATTCTAAATCCATTATCTTTGTTTGAGTCTACGATGTGTAGTTGTTTTTTTGCTCTTGTTGCACCAACATAAAAAGTCCTGATCTCGGAATCTTGATCAGGACTTTCTGCACATGCTTTTGATGATTCTAACATAAGTAGAACGTTATCTGCCTCCCCACCTTTTGCTTTATGGATCGTAGATATTTTTATTCTTGGTGATCCGCTCCAAATCTTCTCCCCACTCTTCCTCACAGAATTTATGTATGTTAGCTCCTTCTCCGATACTTTTATCACTTGATTCCAATGTGTCTCCGCAGACACTGTCAGACAATCTCCCATGTGATCTATTGAATATAATTTTTCGGGGTCTAATGAATTTAACACTCTTTTGCCATGCTTTGTAAAAACATGAGGCTGTGTTATCTTCGAAAAGTTCTTCCATTCGCTTATCGGTAATTGTTGTTTTTTGCATATTCTATTCCACACCTCTATTCCGTTAAGTACATTTAGGGAAATAGACCAACCAGAACCTTCTTTCCAAAAAAGGTAGCCACTTTCTTTAAGTTTGTTAGCAATTTTATTGGTAATGTAGTTAGTTCTTCCAAGGATCAACCACTCTCCAGTTCTTAGGTCTACATCCATGATATCATAATGCCAAATAACTGCACCTTGTTTTGTTGTGGGTTGCCAAACTTTATCTTGTCTGATACCTATTCTTTTTACCATGTCCTCTGCTATTTCATGAACCGACAAAGGTACTCGGTAAGACTTGTCTAAGATTATTTTATTAGGACTAGAATTCAGAAAATCTTTAACATCTACACCCATCCAAGAATAAATGCATTGATCGTCATCTCCTGCATAAAATACCTTCTTGGCTCTCGGAACTAGGACTTTCTTAACCATTTTCCATTGCATAGGAACCAGGTCTTGTGCTTCATCAACTATTAAAAGATCTAAATTGGGACCTTCGCCTTGATCTATGAAATCTTGAATCATGTCTACAAAATCTCTTTTTCTCATGACTCTTTTATAATCTTTCAATGCTTCATCAACTTTCAATGCTTGTTGGAAGTTCAATCTACGGTCATTTGTGTCACTGAACTGTTGCTCTAAACTAACACCACGAACACGAGACATGTTGATTAAACCAAGATAAGCATCTCCATCTTTTCCTAATGTAAACAAAGTTCCATCAGACATGTTGATTGAAGAGTTAGCAGAGAATTCTAACCCCAAAAGTTTACCTAATTTTGTATAATCACTGCCAAACAAAACATCTTTAGTGCTTATACCCAACCATTGAAAAGCAAGTGAATGTAATGTTCTAAACCAAACAAGTTTGTCATCGGTTATACCTAGTTTTTCTATTGTTCTAGTCTTTGCTTCTTCTGCAGCTTTACGGCTGAAAGAAACAAACCCTATCTTTTCGGGAGACGTTCCGTTCTTTATTTCTTCTTGAACAATAGATATAAGTTTAGTTGTTTTTCCTGTCCCTGGTGGACCAAATATTGTTGTTTCCATTACATTTCTAACTTTCCATGACATGCTTTACAAACACATATACATTTTTCTATTTCTGCATTTACCTTGTCTATGTTTTTATCTTCGCTAATAATTTCAGAAACACTCTTATACTTTGTTTCTGGAACCACATGATGCCACTGTAAATTTATAGCTTCTTCATTGTAGCCACATCTCTCACAGCCTCTTTCCAACTTTATTTGGTTGACGTAGTCTCTCAACCTAGCTCTCGCTCTAGACCATCTGCTCTTCAAAATGGCACCTCTTCTTCTTGGATCTCGATACTCGGAACTTGAATCTCTGATTCAAACTCAGGCACCCACCAAACTCTTATATTCTTCCACTCTCCTTTTGTGTTCTTAAATTTTTTATTGCCATTAGCACTTTGGTTATCGTTTAATTCTTTTAGTCTTTCTTGTATTTGACCACGACTATAATTATCAAACTTCTTAGCTCTTAAAAACTGCATTAAAGAATCTAGTTTAAAGTAAGTTTTACCTTCTTCTGTCCAAGGTTTTCCAAGAGATAGTTCTTCAGCCGATTGAGCTTGTATCCTTCCCGTACAGTAAGTCTCAAGTAATTCAAGAAACTGACCTTTATATGTCAGTTCTTCGGGAACTTCTATTTCATTTACATTCTCTAACAAAGAGTTAATCAAGGTTTGCCAATCACTATTTTTCATAACGGGAGGCATGTAGTTTAACTGCTCCATACATTGTCTTTGAAATTTCAAAGGCACTTGTAAATCTTCAGTAGATAATTCTAATCGTCTTGTTTCTACATCTGCAAACCAAACTCTAGGCTCTGATAAAACAACTGATAAACCACTTATCTCCATAGTTTGAACTTGATTACCTATGCCATACTTTTTTGTCTTACATAAAGTTTTATTACAATAAGAACACAAGGGCTGTTGATCACAGGTGTAAAAGTATTCTTTCTTTTCCATCTGTCCTTGTATTGTTACAATATCAGATGCAGGTAAAGGTGGAGTACAATAGGTAATATTAAAATTTTCAAGGAGTGATTTCCAATTATCAGGATCCATTCTTTTAAACATTACCGCTGCGTTAAACATTGAGGTATTCCTGCCACCCTCTGGAATTCCCTGCTTTGCCATAGTTGATATGCACGGAGGACTTTCTTTGAATTGATCGGAAGAACCACCAAAGTCTAAAGATAAAAAATCTTTTGGTACAACAGTTCTGCTTTCTTGCAACTCTATAAACTCTTCTAAGGTTGCCTCTTCTCCATCTTCCTTAATTGCGTATCTTAAAGTTTGTTCAGAATCAAAGTATGGTAAATTTATAAAATTACCAACATCCCCACGTTCAACCAAAACTTGTTCTTGCTTTGGAAATATTTCGCAATTACCAAATCCTAGTATGGAAGATATCTCTGAGGCTTTGTCTCTAAATTCTCCTGCACCAATCCATTCTTTGAAGAAAAAGAATATGTGTGCACCACCAGATTTACTTCTACATACAACGGCAGGTATTTTAAATTTTCTAATTTTTTTATCTAGTGCGACTAAATCTAATGGATATTGATCTATGTCTAAAGCACCAAACTTACATTTGTTCTCTTCATTGATAGGAATAGATCCAACACCTGTGAATCCATTTATGTGTGACTCTACTAAAGTAAGTGTTAAAGGTTTTCTAACGATAAAGGAATGAGCCTTTTGTTTTCCCGCTCTTCTCTCATCTGATATTTTTGTCTGTCCATGTGCTGCACCAAACCCTTCAAATGCAACCATAAACTTTTCGTGTATATTCATTATATTCCCCTAAAAGATTGGGGCGATAAACGGAGGATATTCATCGCCCCAAACAGTTAAAACGGTAGTTCTTCTTTCTCTGAACTTACGTTTATAACTTCATCAGCCGTGCCTGCCTGAGTTTTTACCTCTCCAGATCTAAATGACTGATAGAAAGCTTTTGCAGATAAGAAAGCCTCTTGGGGGAGCAAGGTTGGATCTACTTTCTCAACTGCAAAATTGTACCAGGATCCTCTGTCATTGCTCTCTTGTGTAGAAGTTAACTTCCACGCAGTTCCCCACATAGGAGGATTGAACAAGCCATTGGGACCTGAATACTGTACCATCTTCATCATGGTATTCCATTTCTTAGACACCTTTAACTGTGTCTTTTTCATGTCACAAATTGCCGTCTGTGTAGCACCGGTTTTGATGTCTACAAGCATGACAAGATGTTGTGCCGAACGAATCAACTCGTTACCTGATGGTAGTAATTCAGTAGCACCATCTCTTTGAGTTTGAGTGATTGCAGGGTCATTACTTTTTAACTCGCCCATAAATCCTCCGCCCTCGGTTCTTAGTTGAAACTCAAGATACTTCAGAGTGTATCCACATGGTATAACATAGACACCCTCTTCACTATCCCAACATTCTCCGGTCACAGTGTTGAATAAATCTCCACCACTAGCACCCTTAATATAAACAGATTCCTGCTTATTAAGTTGAGGTGATGTAGTTTGAATTAAACGTAAGAATGGAATCTGCATATCGTCTGCACCAATTGAATCCATTCCCTCCCCTGCAAACTCAGATAATTCGCTCATTAAATTTACAGGTAAGTTTTCTTTCTTTTCTTGTACTTGAGTATTAGCCATTATTTAACTCCTTGTTATCTTAGCTTCATTACCGACAAAAACACCAAAAGTTTCGAAGTCTAAATCTCCACCACTTTCGATTCTACCTTTAACCCACGACTTCAAAGTCATAGGATGTATGTGTGTTTTCTGCACAGGATCAAATCCATTTTTTCGTAGATCATCAACAACTGCACCAACCACATTGTCTTCTCCTTGAGAGAAGGACACTATGACATCATTCTTTATGATGTCTGCCTCGCCCACAGATCTGAGAAAATTAAAAGCTTGTTCTCTTTTATCCTCAGAAATACGAGCATGAACGAAAGGTCTGATAGTAACCTTGTGACCATCCACAGTAAGACTATCCATACCCATTTCTTCCATGAGACTAGGTATGTCTTCTTCGTTCACTTTTCTTTTTTTGAATTTCAAATCCTTGAGGTGCTGTTCAGCATCCTCAATGTCTTTTTGAATTTGAATAGATTGTCGGATAAAGTTGGATAACTTGGATGCTCCTTCCTTATCTACATTGTCGAATTTATCGGCATCGACCTTTTCCTTTTCAAATAGAGCATACATATCGCTCATAATTACCTCTTTCTGTTACTAAGTTTTTCCCCTTCGGGATTAAGTAATTGTTTTACTTTACAATTATACGTTTTGTCAAGCTACATGTTTTTGTTGTGCCACTTTCTTGACCAAGTGTGCTAGCTGTCTACTTACACTCCTTTCATTTTCTTCAGCTAATTCTTTTAAAATTTCGTAAACATCAATAGATACTGCTACTGATTTCCATTTGTTAGGATCCATTATAAACTCCTTTTAAATCCATTAATATAGTGGAAGATACTTCATATTATACATAGTGTCAAAGATATTTATTTCAACCATTCTCTTACTTCTTCTCCTAAAGATCTAGCTGATAATTCATTTTTAGCTTTTAAACTTTTTACTATATGTTCATCCACTGTTCCTTTTGCCACAAGATCAACATAAAGAACTGTGTTCTTCTGTCCTATTCTGTGACACCTTGCTTCTGATTGTATTCTAGATTCTAAATTAAAATCATTAGCATAATAAATAACATTACTTGCTTTATTTAATGTAAGTCCTCGACCTGCCGTCTGAGGATTAGCTACAAAAAATCTCGCATCTCCGCTATTTAATCTTTGTTCTGCGATCTGTCTGTCTTTTTCAGATGTGTCTCCGTAAAAAGTAACAACACAATCTCGCCCATAAGTTTTTTGTAAGACTTTTTTTATTTTTTGAATGTCGTATCTAAATCTTGACCAAATTATGATACTTCCATCCATCTCTTCTATCACTTCAAGCATGGCATCTGTTCTGTGGCTCTTGAACTCTACAAGTTCTCCATCATCCGTCATTGTGTGCCCACACAATACTTGTTGTAATCTTAACAACTGAGTCATGACGGCAGGTGCTGAAACCAATTGACCATCATCAAGCAAAGCTATCGCTGCATCCTTGATACTTTTGTAATGTCTTAACTGTTCGCTCGTCATTGGTACTTCACGAGTTGCATATATAGTAGGAGGTAAGTCTAGTGCCTCTGCCTTTGTAACTCTATGTGAAAAAGTATGAAGTCTTTCAGATAAATCATCTAAGTTTTTGTAACCAACTATTTGTTGGAATGAATGTGATCCCATTCTTTGAGTTCTTGAGATCGCATATTTTCCCTGGAAAGACCAAAACGAATCATGTCCTAAAAGATCTTTGCTCATGAATCCACATTGCGAATACAAATCCATAGGAGATTTAGTTACAGGAGAACCTGTTAATATTCTTTTATATTTAGCTAATAAACCAAAAGACATTAGAGCCTTGGTTCTCTTAGCTTTTGGATTTTTAATGGTTGTAGATTCATCTATCGCCAAAAGGAACTCACTATCTTTTGTAAAAAACTCAATATAGTTTTTCATTTTTGTTGTGGCAAAACCTTCTACATTTACTAAAAGAATTCTAAGACCATTTCTTGAATGTGCCCCATCAACTAATCTTTTCTTTTCTGTTTTGTTCGGTTGTGGATTCCATAAATAAACTTCTCTATCTATTTCATCTAACATATGAGTTGGTATTTCATTCTCTTGCCAATTTCTATAGACACCTTTTGGTGCGACTATAACAGCAGTATTTATCATGTGATTTTGATATAACCAGGTGATGTTATCTATAAGTACTTTTGATTTACCACACCCCATCTCCATGAAGTATGCATAATTTTGTTTGTTGTAACTTTTTTCTAAAGCTAATCTTTGATGATCATATGGTTTTGTTTTGTATTTAAAATTCATTGTTAATTTTACTCCGTCCATGTGAGAGGTGATGGTGCTGATCTACTCTCAGAATATTTGTTCTTGTACCTAGGTTCTGGCTTTACTGCATCGGGATGATCAGTTCCTCGCCAATCTGATTCGGGCAATTCTCTCTCTTCTTCAGTCGTTAAGAAAGGCCCCCAATATCTGTTCGCTCCCTCAAGTGATGTTCTTTTTTCTCTTTTCCAACCCTCAAGTTTAGCTATCTTTTGAATCATCTGTCCATTCGTCCCAATCTGGCTCGAAATGGATTTCGTGTCGTGACCCAATGCCCACATCCTCCTTGCCACTTTCATCGCTAGATGGGGGTGGTTTGGGAAAGTTGATGACGTTATCTCTATGGATAGAGTGTATTTTTTCTTTTCCATGTTTTTTACTCATAGATTTCTTCCTCCTCTTCTAATCCTTGCATGATTCCAAACCTTGCAGCTTCCATGTACCACAAGATATCAGCAGGGTCTTTCAATGTTGTTATCATTTGAACTTGACCCTGTTTGTTTTGTCCCATGATGACAAGTTGTTCAAATGTTTCCGCAGCCATTTCGCACACTAATGGCACAGGTTTGACTGTTCTCCTCATTTTATATGGGAATTTTATTATATTGTCACTCATTTTAATTGTGAACCTTGACAACAATCGTCCACAATACTATGGCACAAAACACATTGCTCATGACCATGTATGTTAACAGTCTGTAATGTGCCTTGACATCTAGGACATCTCGGTGAACAATGTGTTTTAATTTCTTCTTTTTCCCACTCATAATTTACTTCCTTTTCCATTTTTCATTAATCTCCGATCTAAGTGAATGTGTATGCCCATTGTACTTCATTTCAAGGTATTTACTAGCTAATCTTCTAGCATCTTTCGCCTCTTCTTCCATACCTGCCGATGCAAACTCAACGGCTTCCTCTTCAAATCTTTTTATTAAAGAATCTATAAGTCGCATAGCTCTTCTCCAAAATTATCTGATCCTATTAATTGTTCAAGCTCGTAGTCGCTCAATGAATCTAAATACTTAGGATCACTAAAAGGATCACGAGGCTTAACTTTAGGTTTTCTTATCTTTACTGTTTCTTTTACAGTAACTTTTTTTACAACAGTTTTTTTCGTTAAAACTTGTTCAATCGTACTAAATCTATAACCACAAGAATTACATTTACGTCTTCTTTTAATTGCAGATGTTTCTTGAGGTCGGCTATCTACAACAGATGTACTGCTATTACATTTCAAACAATTCATTTCATACTCTTTCCCTACCCTGCGACTTAATACATTTATATTTTTTTAAATAAATTAAATCAAAATTTATTTTTATGGAATCTGTTATAACTCTCAATCTTTTTTCACATTGTGCCTTTGTTTTATATCCATGAATAGTAGGTTGCCATTGATCAACTACTACATAACATTTTGAATTTAGTATCTCGCCCCTAGGAAAAGGTAAAATACTACAAGCTATAATTAAAACTTTAAACATAATTATCCTTTCAAAACTCTTCTCCAATATTTTAATAATGACGCAGCATAATATGGATGTCCGTCTTTTTCATATTCTTTACACACATCATTAATAATTGTTTCAATTTTTTGTACGGCATGATCCCAAGTTATATCTTCCTTAATTATAGGCTCATGTTCTAAATGAGTTTCTTGCCTATGATACTCTTGCATATTAGACTCCTCTTTTTATTTTTATTATACATACAATCCTATAAAAGTATATAAGGTGATAGATTTCCGTAGATTTTGCTCAATCATATTACGGCAACAAGCATTGCCCACATATCAATCCAATAATAAATTTGTGGAAAAATTGATATGTGACATCTACGGCATTTAGGTAAAAACGATATTCTATCTTCGCACCATGAGAGAAAGTGTTGCCAACCACTTAACTAATCTTCGGTCATACTTCTATGAATTGCATTAGCTATCATCATAGCATTCTGAGGGACTATGGCATTGCCTAGTCCTTTAATTCTGTCCACCCTTTTGGGTAACCCATCAACCACTCTACCCACGTTGGGTTCAGTTTTCCAGATGGTTGTTGGGGATCTTTCACTTTCGCACAAAGATATGATCTCTTCTCCATGTGAATCTGACTCTTGCTCCCAACTGCTCCACAATCTTTGTATTCGCTCGCTCTTGGAGTCGGAAAGGTTTCCATGTGATTCACGGCATCCCTCAACTTTACTCCCCATCTGACTCCGTCCTTGTTCGTCCTTGAGAATCTGCCGTTGTTGATCTCCACATTGCTCGCCATTCCCCCCTCTACGTCCGAGGCTCTCGGAGTTGGATATAGTTTGACTGTGTTCGGATCGACTTGCTCCCTCAAATTGCTCGGACGTTTTCTGCCCTTTCGGTGTCCGTTCTGAAGTTTCCGTGTTGCCTCCTCCGACCTCGGAGGTAAATGATCCATCGTGTTCGGAGTCGCCCAAGTCTTTACAGATGATCCAAATTCTGTCCCTTTTGTGTAAAGCTCCGATTGAACTAGACGGAACGATAAACGTCCGTGTTGCGTAATTAATGGTTTCCATTTGAACGAGAACCTCGTCAAGTCCCATTGAGAAGTGTCCATATACATTCTCGAAAACGCACCAAGAGGGTCTTGTTTGTTCAACAATGCTATGGATGTACGGAAAGATTCTACGAGGGTCTTCTTTGTCCCTACGTCCTGCGACTGAGTACGGCTGACAAGGGTATCCACCCGTGAGGATGAACGGCTTTCTTTGAATAAATTTTCTTGGGTCATTTGCAATCTCCTTTACATCATTTGCTATTGGTATATTTGGGAAGTTCTTGGCTAATATTTTTCTACACCATTCTTCATTATCACAAAGTAATTTTAAATCAGTTTGTAAATCACTCCATGAGAATCCGAGAGGAAAGCCTCCTATCCCACTACATAAATCTATATGATCTCTATTCATAATCTGCATCCCAATCCTTACCATTTAATTCAGAATACATGGTTAAACCAAAATCATATCCTTGTTTATAATAAGCAGATGATCTTTTGTTTTCATCCATGCCATCTCCATGTAACAAGGCATCTGCAACTCCATCCTTGAAGAAAGACAAATAGCCTCTCCTCTTTATTTCTGTAGGATTATCCATTTTTTCTCTCCCAACCTAATTGATATTCTAACCAATCCCACGAACTCTCATAAGCATGATCCCAATTCAGACATTCTCCCGTTCTAACCATATCATCTGCCATTGCTTTAGCTTGATAATCCATACAAGGTTGGTAATCTAGTGGTAATTCCATGTTTTTCATTTATCTCTCCAATAATCTTTTTAAAACTTTTTTATGAAATTCCATAGTGTCTTGTTCTCCAATAGAATCCCAATCAAATAACATATATCCATTGGGATCATTGTGAACATCAGAAATCCATCCACCTCGAAGTTCGATTAAGATCGTATCGTCAGGAATATCTTTTATATAATCTTCTACTTCTTTATCCATTTATCTTCTCCCATGTTTCTTCAACTTGATGATCAAGATTATCACTCTCATAAAATTCCATTTGATCTTTCACAAATTGAATTTGTAAATTTTCAAGTGTCCATTTATCAGTTGTTTCTTCTCCATAAAAAGATACATCTTGTAATTCTGATCTATTCATTGCTAGTGCATCTTGATACAAAACATCAGCTAAGAATTTTTTATATTTCATTGCCGTATCTATTTTGCTCATTAATTGTTCTGTCGGATCAGTAACATCCTCCTCAACAAAATCAAATTTAGAAAATATCAAATCTAATACTTCTCCGTCTGATAAATCTTTATATGAATCATTCTCCATTTTTATACTCCTCTCTACATTCGTCACATATTTCCCGACCATCGTATGGTGGTTCTTCTAAATGGAATTTCTCATCGCAATCCCAACATTCATACTCGCCCATTTAAATTCTCCCTATAACTTTAGAATCAACTGATCCATAATAATCTACATACACTTGATGATCGGGATGCAAATCAAATTCTTTATATATTTGTAATTGCTTTTTTCTTAATTCAGCTTTGGTCGGTTTGTGTGAATACAATTCTACATCTTCCCCATACTTTGTGCCGATTGTTACAATGTGAATCATCATAATTCAGCCTCAAAATAACATTGATCATTTTCTTTTATGCAATCTCTGATCTCTCTTCCGAGTTCTAATCTTGCATACCACTCTAAATTAAAGGCTACATTATTTTCAGTAACACCTTTACCTAGTTTCTCAGTTAAGTATTTAGATAACTGTTCATTATTATAAGAGTCTTTTTCTTTGAAGAACTGATCAATATGGTTTAAGTATTCTCCTAAGACTCCTTCACATTCCTTGATACCCACTTCAACTTTAGGTAAATCTTCTTTACTATAATAATAATTTAAATAACTTGCTTGACCTTCAACTCCAAAGAAATCAGCATCACTTGAACTTTGAATTCCAAACATAAACTTGCCTTCTATATCTCCATGATAATATCTACCCATTATCTTTCTCCAATCCATTGCTTGTTAAAATTGATTTAGCCTCGTCACTCCATACTTTGTAAATAGCTTGGCCGTCTTCTGTAAAAGTTCCATCTCTAAGATTCACATAAAGACTTAAACTTTCTCCTAATTCTGTTTCCATCAAAGCAGATGCAATTGCATCCGTTAATTGAGCAAACGTATCTTTAGATATTTTGGTCATAATTTTTCTCCATATGATTAGTATTATTCTTCTTTAATTCTTCAAGTAAATCTTCAGCCTCTGCACCGATACAATCAGAATCTAAAACTCCTTCTAATCGATCAATGATATAACTAACATCAACTCTTAAATTTGTTTTGTGTTCTAGAAATTGCTCATGTGCTCCTTGCATTGATAATTCTTTTTCTAGTTGATGATCGTGAACAACAGATTCAACTAATCTCAATGCATTCTTACTGAATCCACCGACACTAAACGAGGTCATCTGACAAAGTCTTAATCCTCTTTCAGCACCACAATAATTCATGCCGTTCTTCCAATTGTAGATGGTCGCAATTTCTACTAAATTACCACTTCCAAATTTTATATTCCATTCAACATCACATTTGTGATCATCGTGACTGCCTCTTGGATTTCCAAAACAATGTTTCAATTCCTCGAATGTCGCATCAATTGTTCCCTGACCATGAGTTCCAATTACTTCAAGATCAAAGTTGCCGTTTTCAAAATTAACTTTCATTATATTTTCTCCATCTCTTTTATAGTTTCTCTATATTTATTTTTATCTTCTTTAGATAGTTCTGCCATAGAAATATACTCACAC